CCGTCACCCGACCGATGAATTGGTCCTGGGCGAGATTCGCCATCTTAGCGAGCGTGACCGTAGCATCGACCAACTGCGAAGCATCGATTGTTTTATTGGTCAGAGTGTCGGTGCTGGAGATGGTGGGAACGTTGACGGCGTTGACTTGCAAACGACCAGTGCCCAACGGCACCACGTTGACGCCGATGTTGAGGTCTGCGCCGATAGTAGCTGGCTTGAGTACGACCGGACTGCCCGCCACCGCTGCGTCGATTTCAAGATAGTTTTCCGCCAAAGCCACATCGGGTACATAGAGCAGCACCCGCACCTGATCAAAGCTCTCTATGCCGAAATATCCGCAACGTAGGCCAACGCCTACGGAGCCTTTAAGAATCAGCGTACCGACCGATGGGGCGTTGATCTGGGTGTTGGCGTCGCGGAATTTGAAGGTCTGAGTGCCCGCAAGAGTTACATGCGTGCCGTCCCACGTCAGACCCGACGTGCCGCCGAACGCACCGGCGTTGTTGTACTGTAACTGGGTATCGGAGCCGCCGGGGGAACCGCCCCCGCCCGCGATGGTCACATCCGTCGAATTCGTACCCGCGTTGTCCGTAGCGACTACGCCCGCGCCGGTGAAGTTGAGATTTGTCCGAGCGGCTAAACTGATCGTCTCATCTTTGATCGTGTGGCCGGAACCGGCAGCGAGCGTTTCGATCTTGTCATAAACGGCATTCTTGGACGGGGCAACATCCGTAACTCCGTTCCACGAAGCAGCGTAAGCGATATCAGAAATACTAGCCGCACCCGCCGGTGGGGCGGATTGGACGATTGCGCCGTCTGGAGTTGAAACGTCGCCTACGCGAGTTACGTCACTCATAAACGTAACTCACCCCTTCACCAGCTACGGACACGTCAATGTAGAGATCAAAGAGATCGACGTTCTCGAAAGTCTGCATTTGCGGAGTGCTCGTCGCCGGAACCGCAAGCGAGATGCAGTTCTGCTCGCCGCTCTGAACGCGCACGTTTCGTCCACCGATCCCCACGAAGCCAGTATTAGCCCGCAATGCCTGACAAAGTACGCGAGCAACGGGTGTGCTGGTGCTGGTGAACTGCGTCGGAATCCCCGGCGTAAGCGAAGTCACCCGACCGTGTTTGCTATAGGCCATTGTCAGCTCACGTAAATCAAATCTGGCGGTGACGAAGCCGCCGGCAAAGATACCGCCGCCAAATTTCCTTCGCCGATGAGAACTGCGCCGGGCGTTCTTTCGTACTGCGTGAATACCTTTTGTCCGCCGCGCTGGCTCACGTCAATGACCCCGCCGTAGTGCTGCACGCTCGCATAGGTTCCGCCAAAGTTCAGGTTCAACCGCCCGCCGTACATGATGATGTTCGTAATGACGGTAATATCCTGCGTCCACACGCCGCCGAACATAATCAGGGTCGTGGGGTTGGCATTCGAGACGACGATTCCCGCCCACTGTTGGGCCGTAGTAGGCGAATCCGCACCGGCGTTAATCACCAGCTTGGATTCCGTCACGCCCAGATTGCGCGAGCCGACGATGATATTCGTCACCGTACAACCGGATTCGATCGTCGCCATGCCACGCAGCACGGTAAGCCGCGTGAAGGTATCGCCCGCCAGACTGAGGCAGTCGTGAGCCAGCGGAATGGAATCAGTGCTATCGACGACTACGCGATCGGTAGTGCCGGTGCCATCCTTGAGCCACAGCTTGCCCGTGGAACCCTGGTAATGCACTTTGTCTGCGACGATATCGAAGTGCGCGCCCGTGCCACCAATGCTCAGAGTATAACCCGGCCCGACGAAGATGCTGTTCACGTCCACGAGAGTATGCGCCGCCGGATTTACGGCCAAGGCTGTCGCCGCTGCATACTCGGATAGGAACATCAAATCGTCGTCCGCCGTTGGAAGCCCGTCGCTCCAATTCGCAATCGTGTTCGCGTCGTTCGTTCCGCCAAGCCATTTGTTAACTGCTATGGTACACCTCTACTTTCTAATCTCTCACGGCGACATTCTCACCGAATCAGTCGCAACATTAATGAATACGTCAGTGCTATAAAGAAACGTAGCATCCGGCCATACATAAATCTTCGCACCGCTCATCGCCAAACGCCCCGTGTTCCGCGTATCTAAAACTCCACCAATTAAATGCAAATCCATCGCTATCAAGGCAATGCTCGATGCGTAGCTCTGATCGAGGTAAAGCTCCACCGTGCCGCCAGTTTGCAAATACACTCCTCCGGTACTACCAAGAAACGGCGACCGCCAATATCCGCCGCAGATGACCTGATGCCCTGTGGACGCGGCTGCGATCATGTTACCGTTTAGAAAGCCGTTGTTCATCCGCAGGTTCGTGACAAAACCGACATTGCCCAACGAATCACTCATTGCGACACGAGGTCCTGGATGTGAATTCGGGCTGTCGCTTGTTCCTAGTTCCAGATGTGTGACGGTGCCGATGCCGCTGACGAACTCAAGGTAGCCATTTAATATTCTCGCGCGCGTAATCGTATTCCCGCCGAGATAGGCTGCGTTAACTGCGTTCGGCGAATCGACGATCATTAAGTCGGTCGTGCCTCCGCCGTCCTGATAGCACAAAGTTCCCGAACCTTGGTGTATTACTTCGTCTGCGGAAATGATGAGCGGATTGCCCGGTACGCCAATACTCCCCCCGTACGCGCTAAGCAATTCAAGACGGTCTAAATCTATCGCCGTCTGATTCAACCCACCGACAACAGAACCTTGTCCGCTACCATCGAAAATAACGACTTCGTTACTCCCCGGCAGCAAGCCCGTATCGAATGATCCGGCTACCCAGCTACTCGGCGTCCGTGCTATCCATCTGTGCGGTCCAGGAATAATAACACCTTCCATTCTGTCCAGGCTCTCGACGGCTTGTTCGCGGCCCAAAGCTTGGTACAATGCGGGCCGTGGCGGTGTTGGTTCACCGTCCGGCCCTAAACAAAGCGAACTTGAAAGGAGTCCGCCATGCCTGACAATGATTATAGCGAAATCTGGCAACCCGTCGTCGGCTGGGAAACGCATTACAGCGTCTCCAATTTCGGCAATGTCCGCAGAGATGCCATCTCTACGCGGCGCAGCGAGGGTCGGATATTGCGAGCACATCTCAGCCGCAAAGGCTATCTGCATCTGCGCCTGTATGCCGCTCCGCGACGACGCGACTTTTTTGTTCACAGGCTCGTTGCCGCCGCCTTCATCGGGCCATGCCCCAACGGCTTGCAAGTTAATCACAAGAACGGCGACAAACAAGATAACCGGCCTGACAATCTTGAATACATTACGCCATCCGCAAACGCGATCCATGCCTATCAAAACGGCCTGCAATTTCGACCACGCGGGCAAGATGCTCCAGGCGCAAAACTGACCTCGAAAATTGTCCGCTGCATCCGTAAAGACTACGCCGCCGGTGGACAAACGATCTACACCTTGGCCGCTAAATACAGACTCAGCAAAAGTCTGATGTGGCTCGTCATAGCGAGAAAGAAGTGGACTCATTGTTGATTATGCCCTATCTCCCTCAGTTCTACCGTTGCCGTTCGCTTGTGCCATTCTTGCCCGAACGTACTCGCTGAGTGCAGCGTCACGATCGCTGCCAGCGTGACGTTTGCTAGGACAACGCCAAGCAGCACGCTTATTGCGAACCGCATTGCGCGACGCATACCACTTCGGGCATGAGCACAAGCCGCAGTAAGACGTTTCCTTAACTTTAGACTTGACCACGCGAAGAACCAGCACCGCCGACGCGCATGTATTGCAAGACGCCATTCGATCCACATAAGCGGCGGATGATACCTTTCGACTAAGCAACACGCGAATCATCGACACGCCACGGGGGATTAAGTCCGCAGACCAGAGTAACAGCCTCTTGAACCGCTTAGGGGTCTCAATCTGCCGTTCAATCCAGCCCGGTAGGTCGGTCGAGAGGGCGTTGCCGCCGAAAAGCAGTTCATACCAACTGCGGTAAATCACGTACTGTCGATCCGAAAGCGTCGTGCTATCCTCTACGGCAATATTCTGGGCTGAACTCTTTCCACATCCCCCACAACCCATTAAACGGCCCCCACGTAAGGTCGCTGTACCATCTTCGCCGCCTCCATGATTCGACGATCTTCAAAGTGCTCACCACACCGATATGCGTAAAGTACCCGATTCCCAAGCATGGTGCATTTGTAAGCGGGTCGTCCATCACACTCGATGACCCGTTGCTCGCCCGTTCGGAGGTCATGTGTAATCGTGAAAATGTCGTCCGGCGATGTTCGGTTGGCGCTGATAAGGAGCACGTATGGATCATCAGAACGGTAAGAAATTCGCAACACACACACCCCAGGCAACTTGATCTCTAAGGCTTTGCTGGGTTCAATGATGCTGATGGTGTCATGCCCAACGCAATAAACGACCATGGCCTTGTGGACAAAACCGCCCAAGGTGTGCTTCTGAATCAATCGGGGTTCGCCCATTCGGTCCAGGTCGAGTCCGTCCATCAGATAAAGAGAACCGCCAGAAATAAATGAGACGTGCCACTCTCCATCGAACCACGCGGCAGGTGAGCATTCAATAACTGAATCAGCGAGTCCGGTTTCTATGCGCCTTGATACCCCATTTCTTTGATGCCACAGCTTCCAGACCGTCGAGTGTCCGTTGGTCGGCGCATTGTTGGCACGACAGAATAGGAGTACATCTGCAACGAGAAATGGCATATGAGTCATGTCATTCATTTTGCAGCCGCCGTGGTGGGACACTCACAATTCGAATTTGAGTTTCCGGGCGGCCATTGACCACCACACTCCGGCCCTCCAACCTGAAGCTCCATGCAACCGTCGTACAAGTAGGGAGTGCAGAACGAAGTCGGTAAGCCCGTCAAATCCGATAGTTTTTCTGCGCAACAATCGTTCACAACCGTGCCGCCGGAATACACAATGTTTGCGCAGGTTTCCACCAAACGCCACCGACTACCTCTACAACAGAATCCGCCCGTAATGACTGACAGGTTCCAACAGCTGCGATTCGGGTCAGAGCCGTTCGTAATAAAACTCGCTACCGTACAGGCGCAAGGTTGTTCATTCTCAAAAACCATTGCAGAGCCGTCAGCGCGCAGGAACCGTTTACCATTGGATACGTGCAACTTCGTTGCTCCGTCCGTCGGCATTAGGAACACCTCTGCTGATCGTAGACTTCATTGATCCAACCGATAACAAGTCGATGCCCGGTGTCGAAATGCGCATAGCCGCGTGTTGCGGTAAGGAGGCGTCCAACAGGAGGCCGTCGCCAGAGATGTGGAGCAGTGACGGGCGAAATGTTGGACATTATCAAATCACCCGCAAACACAAATCCGGTAGCTGTCATTTTGAACTCATAGACATCATAGCTCCATGTGGTGGGAAGACTCGATGTGCCGCTCGCACCGCTTCGGACGACGAGGACAATCGGGATCACGCTACCTGCTCCTTCCGCCCGATGATCCAAAACCCAAACTTCATTCTCTCGGTGGCAACGATGGAAAACGGTGTCCAGTTTCGGATCGGTAGCTCCGTCCCATTCGTCGCCGTCGTAGTCAATCGCTTCCTTGCCCAGCGGAGGGTAGACTTCGAAATCGACGCCGTACCATGCGTAATAACAAACGACGTTCGGTTCGTCGCCTGTGCAGGCTTTCGGCGGAATGGTCGCGTAACCCGCTTCGCGCACGGTCAAAAACTTGTCGCCATCAGCCGGAACCTTCACAATTACTACCGTCTTATCACGCGGGACCGATCGCTCAAACCCGCCCGCGTTCAGCGTCCGTCGTTCAACTTCCACTAATCGCCGTTCGGCATTTTCCAGAACCTCCACCAGCCGGTTCATCGCGGACGCGCTGATCTTGCTCAGCCCTTCTCTCGCACTAAATCTTGGCAATGGTCCGCGCGTCATTTTCCGGGCGCTCCAACATTCAATAGTTGAAATATCGTAGAGAATGCCGTCAGCTTATAAATCCGAAAGTCACGAAACGGAGATTCAGGATTCCCGATCGGATGAACCTCCGACTCGAAATTGTTCTCATCTGTAAACGTCGCACCGATACGAATCGGCGACCATTTGTCAGGATTGCCTGCGAACTGTAAACGCACTTCATACTGCTTTGCCGTCGCCGGAGCGCTTGGTATCGCACCGAATGTTTCTCGCCAGCCAAAATTTGTAAAGGCCAGCGTTCCAGGCTGATAGGTCAAAAACTCCTTGCTATTTACGGTCCAAACTAGATCGCCGACATTCTTTACCGTACGCCACGGCAAGGCCGCTAACACGCGAGTCATGCTAAACCGATGCACGCGCTTGTAGCGATCGTAGCCCACGACCTTAAACGCCCCCGTGCGTTTTAGCTTAATGGTTGAGCCAAGCGACGAAGCCGCTTCATAGGCCGCCGTCGGGTCATCAACGGGAACGAATACCCAGTGCCCGATGAAGTTTCCGGTACGGATTTTGTTCCCAGCATCATCCAGAAGAAAGTTCCCGTCTCCGTCCGTTGCAAAAACGTCGGATTCATCGCGCCTGATATGCTCCTGCTCGTCAGAGAATTCGCCTTCCCCGACCCAGCCGAGCGTCGCCAGTTCATCCGCCGAGCGATAGATAACCGCCGAGTGCCATTCTTGGACACCGATTCGCTCGCCTTCATCGTAGCCGTAAACAACCATCCCCTTGTATTCGGCTTGCGTGCCGGGATAGACCTTGCCCTGCGGGAATAAAACCGGCAGATACTTTGTCGGCTTGTCGTCGAGGAACGGGCAACGCACGATGTAACGTTTGGCGATTTCCTTGCGATCCAAGGCAATTAGGTTTCCCGCATCGGAATCCAACGCCTCGGAAATAATCGCACCGTTCACATTGAACGACAACGGCGAATTGGTTATCACTTGCGTCGGCACGACGGGAATGGGAGTGATAATCGTCGGCATTATCTATCAAATCCCCCTTTGTCGCGTTCGATCCTTTCGAGGATCGCAACCATTTTCCGTTGCGCGTCTAACTGTGCCTTCGACAGATTTCCTTCCATGCCTATCGTTCGCATCTCGGAAAGAATACCGGCTCTCTGCACCACGTCGGAGTCGGCGCCTTTCGGAAAATCGGGGTCTCTCCAGCCTTGAATAGTGGCTCCAAACGGCAAGCCGGGGACGCGCCCTGTCCCGCCATGCCCTTTACGGAATTGCAACTCATCATTTACAACGTCGTGTAAATCGCGCCCCAGGCGATCAAGCATCGGATTGTCGCGCATGCGACCCCCACGAACTCCGGTAGACAAGCTGTTATCGAACGCCGTGGAAGATCGTCCGGCAAGTCCCGCCATAGAAGCGCGGGCGGAGTTCAGTGCAATATCCACCGCATCAAATACGCGCATCCCGCTACTGCCCTTTGCGCCCTTTTCGTTCAGACTTTTCTCTATCTGCTCTCTACGATCTTTCTTACGCTCCATATCCTCGCGGACGCGACGATCAAAATCCGATTCAGCAAGTGGAGCGGGCGGCCCCATAAGCATCTGTTGTCGTTTTTTGCTCCATTCCGCTTGCGTCAAAAACTTTTGGGATGGGATACCGAATAAAAACCCAGCCTTTTCTGGCAACAACTCAGAACGCCCAATACGCTCTGCCTCAGTAACCCCGGCATTCACGCCTTTCAATGACCGAGTAAGTGCCATGACGCCGAGAGTTGTTGCGGTGACTTGCTCGTCGATTGCGGGTGCAAGCTTTCCCGCAATCGTTAGGGCTAGTCCCTTATAAGCCTCCGCCAAGCGATTTACATCGTCGGTAACAAGATCAAGTCTGCCGACTTCAAAACGACTTAATCCGGTGCCCAGCCTGTTAGTCAATTCAATAAATTTTTCTAGCTCAACCCGCCCGCCCTTGAACACCACATCCAACTTTGCGCCAGCTTTACCCAATGCCTTAACTTCCACGGCAGCACGCGAAGCACGATCGGGAATTTTGGCAATCGCATCCGCAACCCGAAGAACAATCTCCTCCGTCGGCAACCCCAATAAGTTGCGTGCATTAAGTCCTGCTACTGAACCGCCGGACAACGCTTCATTGCCAACCGTTTTCAGAAGAAAACGAATTGAGTTTTGCAAGTCCTCGGCGGATACTCCCGCTTCCGCCGCAGCTAGTTGGAACCCAACCAAAGCCTTAGTGTCTACAGCGAGCATGTCACTAATGTCCGCCAAATCGCCGAATTGCTTGAATAGACGCGACATGCCGTAAACAGCCGCACTAACCGAGCCGACGCCGATGATCGCCGCTCCGAACTTTGCCATAGACAAAGTTGAGCGCCTCAATGTCGCCGCAAGCGTAGCGGTCTGCGCGGTCGCTTGACGTATGCCTCGCGTGAACGAAGCACTGTTAAGCTGTAGCTTTGCGTTAAGTGTTCCTATGGTTGCCACGGAACCACCCCGTCACTTTCTTGGCGACATCTAGAATCTGTGAACGCGACTGAACCTTCGGCGTCACCTGTTCGGGAAATAGCATGTAGTCCTTGAACTTCGGACGTTTGACACCGCCCGTGGCAGCGATCATCGACGCGAGCATGGCGAAGCGCAAATCTTCGCGCTGGTCGTCGAAGGGGTCGATCCTGTAGTAAGCCTGCCATTCCGAAAACTCCGCCGACGAAAGCTCGCGTTCCAGTTGCCTGATTGTCCGACCCAGGGCGAGCGCTAATTTGAAGCGGAATCTGCGGTCTGGGTCGGATCGGAGTTTTTTTCCAGTTCCTTACCGTCGTCCGCACCGAGCTTGCTTAACGCACTAACCTTCAAGCCGATGCGGTCAAGTACGTTGGCGTTCATCGTTCCAAGAACAGCAAACTCATCATCGGTAAACGCCCGGCTTCCATCCGAATAACATGCGCCATACAACACAAGCCGTCTGGTGAGAATGTTGTTCTTTGTCGCATCCGATACGCCGTTGGCCGCGTTCGCTTCATTGGCAATCGCGGTACGTTCATCCAACGTCAGCCCGCGAGCGTAGAGCCGCTCCGTGCCGATATGCCCCCATTCGGGAATGTCGAGCTTTTCAAGCCCACAACCCTGCACTGCCAATATCTCACTGCTTAAACTCATCATGCCTCCTAAGCTGGCGCTGAATCAATAATCGTGCTGTCCGAAATGCGAATCCCAAGATCGACCGTCATCGCATTGTCGCCGTTGTCGATGTTCGCCGAGTACCCGGTAATAAAACCGGGGAAAATCCAGTTTTGGGTTTCGTCAACTGCCGTAATCTGCGAAGAATCCTGCAACGGAATCACGATCGCCCAGCCGCGATGCTGGCGACCTTGATACACATCCAGTAAGTCCAACGAATCGTGCGTCGTCGCTGCCGTCGCTTGATGAAGATACAACGTCGCAGACAACGTGGCCGACAAATGGCCTGGAATAAACTCTCGGACTACGCCGCTGTTGAGACTGGTAATATCCACCTCGGCGCACTCCAGGCTCGGCGCAATCGTGAGGACTTCGCCGATCGTCACGTAGTTGGTGATCGACGTATCGATCGACGTGCCAATAACTGCACTCATCTTCAGCAATGCCCCGCTTCCACCAATCCTCGGTCGTGTGTTTACCATGTCATTCTCCTAAGCTGCCTGTGCCTCCGCATACGCAATGCGGTAATCCTGAATCACCTGAAACACCGCCGTCTCGGTGGCGTCTGTTTCGTACTCATAAGAATGGCTGTCGCCGTCAAGCCATATCCGCTGAATTCGATGCCCGCCCGTGTCACCACGATAGCCGTCTAACTTCAAGCGAATCGAATCAGCCAATAAGCCCACAAGCTCAAAGTTGTACGCAAAGCTGTTGACCTGATACCGGGCGACAACGAATCCATTCGGGCCGTTCAGCGGCATGTTTCGAACGCCGCTGATTCGCTGATACGTTACATACGTTTTCGGGATCGCCGGGTAGCTCGGTGCCGTCCGCTGCGGCACGACCAACGGATAAATCCGATCGCCGACAATGGCCGCAACGGCGGTGTCGTTGTGAAGCAACTCGTATAGCGCGGATTCGATCATGTTTTTTTCGCCGCCGCCGCTAATCCAGCCGCCATAACCGAAGCGATGATTCGCTGCGCACGCCCCACGTTCGCATCGAAAGCCGGACGCAGGAATGGCATTGCCGGACCAACGCCGCGCGATGCACCGGTTTTCGTTGTACGCAATTGCGTGCCGAACTCGATTAGGTGTCCATGCGCGCCAAGCGGCCAGCTTGGACCAATTACCGCCATCGTCACGCCGGTGCGCCTGTAGGCCTTAATCCGAATACCACGACCAGGACTCATCGACTTGCGCAACAGGCCGGGGTCTTTATCGTTGCTGATCGGCGCAGCCGCACGCGCCGCCGCAAGGATCGGCTTCGCACCTTCGCGTAACGCCTTTCGCACGACAGGTCCGCTCATCTTGCGAGGCAGGGATTCGAGCATGCGCTTGAGTTCCTTTTCGCCAACGAGCGTGAATTGGATCGTGTTTTTAGCCATTATCCCGCCACAATCTGAATGTCGAACGTCTGCGTACCCGTGCCGGTGACGGTGATATTCTTCACGGTTGCGCTCACTGCCGCCAAGCCCTCCGTCACCACGGCTCCGAACATAATAGTCATACCCGGTGGAATGGTCACTTGTCCGCTCGCATCTCCGAAAATGAGATAACCATTCGCCGCGCCGTCGGCCACCGTGATATTGTTCGCGTTCGTAGACGGATTTCGCACTTTGATAAACTGTACGGTCAATCCGGTCAAATCCTTTGTAGGCAGATTGCCATTGCTCAACGCCGTCAAATCGAGCGTCACCGTTCCCGCCGCGAGTGATACCGTATCCGCCCACCGCTGCGTGCAGGGAACCGAAGTCGTCGGCGTTTTCGTGCCGGACGAATTGGTCGTATCTATTTGTTCCGTAAACGGCTGATCGGTTACGGCGTCCAAGCCTAACGCAATCGTTTCCGTCGCCTTCAACTTAAAGTCATATTCGCATTGCGTGATCGCCATTAGGCAACCTCCTTACAAAGCAATTCGTGCATCCAATGACGCTCGATAGTGTCGGCAATCGACTGAATCTCCAACGTCCGTTCGACGCCCCGATCGTTCCAGAGAATCCGATCCTTCGCCAGCAACCCGCGTAAGTAACGCATGGTGACTACGTGCGTCACTTCCTGAAGTTTCTGATTCCCAACAAGCCGCTCCTGCCCGCGCAAAGTCATTGGCTCGATGGACGCCCGCCATACCGGCTCTAAATCCGTCCAAGTAAACGTCACCATACCGGACGTGCCGCGAACTTCGCTCGCCCGCTGCACGCGCACGGTATGCCGCAACGTACCCGCTCGAATCTTTTCCGCGCTGCCCGTGCTCACGCCTGCACCAACTTGTACGGATACCACAAAGCCCGGCAGACTTCGGGTATCTCGGCCTTGATCGTTCCCAATACGATCGTTTCCCGATGTTCGTAGAGCGTCGCCGCAAACGCCTTGATCCCTTGGCGTAATCGGATCGGCACCGTTGCCGCCGTTGCGCCGTAGCCTGCCACGAACGTCACCGTCACCGTGTTGTATTGCTGGTCCCGCGTCGCGGGCCAATAGGCGTTGTAGGCGGGCATCACACGGCCCACGACGGACGCAATGTCTACCTGGTAATCGGCGGCTGTTACCGTCTGCGCATTGCCCGCCGTGTCGATGTAAGCGACCGAGGTAACGCTCGACAAAGGGGGGCGCGGCAATTCGATTTCCTCGGTCGATGGAAACCCGTCCAGCTTCATCGCATAGGTCGCGTTGATTAACTGCCGCCCGGTGAAACTTTCGCAGGTATTCGTCGCCGCCGTTATCAAGCCAAGCAGATAAGCGTCATCGTCCGTGTGATCCACGCGGGCGTGAGTCTTCATATCCGCGAGCGACACCGGATCGATCGTCGGCGCAATCGTTTGAGTCAATGCGTATCGTTCGATTACACCGCTCATTTTGCGTGGTTCCTGCTACCCGGCGGGCGGCCACGCCGCTTCACCATCGTTTGCGTCGGCTGCATGGTCATAGCCTGGTAGCCCGCGACCGATTCAGTTTCGTAGGCGACGATCTTGCGATTCACCAATTCCACTACCGGCCCTTTGCTCAGTCCGGCGGCAACGGGGTCTACCAATTGCCCTTTGCGATAGCATCGCCAGTCCTGCAAAAAAACAATTCTCATGTACGCCAGAACCTTTCCTTTTTCCGCCCCTCCAACCATTGCGCCGCAGTCATTCGCACGGGTTCAATGGATGTTTTGTAGTCGGTGACCATAACCTCTAGGTGCCCGACGGTGACATCCGGCGCGACGTATAACTTTTTCCCCGCCTCACGCCATTGCTTCCAAAACCAAATGTCGTCATCAAGGCGATTATCGCCCCATTCGCCGTTTTCGTCGGGCTTAGACCAAAACCAAGGTTTCGGAACTTGCTTTAACGCATCAACGCGAAATAGAGTGAATCCAAAATGCGCGGTGGTAACTTCAAACGGCGAGTTGGTGACACGCCTCTCCGTTGCACCCTTGATCGTCAACAGCGGCGTGTCGTTTTGTCTACGGCATTGCAAAGCCGCTATTGCGTCAGCTTCGGGCGTGCGCCCGAACCAACCCATCAACCCGTCTAAATCCTCCGCCGTAAACATCGTGTCGTAATCGATGGTCAGAATCCAATCGAGGCCATCCTTCACGCAGTCTTGGAACAGGCGCTGCATACACTGTCCCCAATAGACACCGGTAAACCGGCGCAGAGGAATTCCAAAGTGGCGCAAGCCGTCGAACATTACACCCCACGAATCGTTCCAGCCTACGCGCGGAATGGAAGTCACGGCGGCGATTTTGATCTTCGTAGGATCGGAACGCGGCGCAGTAACAACAGACGCGGGAACGTCATGCACCTTACCGTTCGTCTCCGCCGCCTTAACCCCTTGCAGATTCAGGCTCAGCGGTAGAGCCGCCGTACTGCCCGGCGTTGCTTCCCATCGCTCAATGTGATTCAACCCCGCCGTTCCCATGTAGTATCGGAGCAACTCCTCGGTGAACGCGGAACGATGAAAGTCATCGCCGTTCGTTTGCCCGCCCATGAGATAGAATCGCCACGTCGCATCATTGGTAATCGGCGTTTCTTTGGTTATTTTGGTGAGATCGGGAACGGCAATACGCATGCGCCCGCCCGGCTTTAACGCGCGCACCCAATCATCTAAGGCTTTCACCACGTCGCCGTAGCCGAAATGTTCCAGGATGTGTGAAGCATGAATCTCCTCCACCGAATTGTCCGCGTAATCGGTGAGCGGATAGGCTTCTTTGCCGAGCTTGCGGTCAATGGGAATAAAGCCGGGAATGGCTTTCATGCCACTTCCAAGGTCTAACCGAACAGGCGGCTTAGCGACGTCCATAAATAACCTATTGGGGCCGCTTTGCGCGGTTGATACATCGAACCGTTCCATCCCGTCCGCAATCGCCGCTTGCCCGTCATTCAATTCGGCCACAAATCCTCCCGAACAAAAAGAACATTAACGTACGTCTGCGCAATCGGCGTATAGCCCTTATGCCTCCCCAGTTTGCAGATCGGCTCAAACGTCGCCTGCCCCGTCGTAGAGCCAAAATCCGGTATGTACTGATTCGCAGAGCGTTCGTATTCCACGAGCATCACGCGCGGGCGGTAGAGCTTCATGCCGTCCCAAGCCCAGTAGTCCTGGTTGTCGATGTCGATGCACCCGAAGTCCAAATCGCACGGTGCGCCGCATTCGCCGAGAATCCGGTCCAGCGATTGCGGGCCGATCATTTCGTGGACGCACCGCGTCCGCTCATTCGCCAGCAAAGCGAGCTTGGCGTAATGATCGGCGTGGCCTTCGATGAGCACCGACTCCCAACCATCGTCGCGCAACACTTTGGTATTGGAATAAAACAGTCCGTCGTTAGCCCCGACTTCAAAGCACCAACGATTCACTGTTCCGAACTGAGCGAGCGTCGCGGCAATCAGACCATCTTCGCCGAACTGCGAATGCACGTTCGCCGCTTGGCCTTCAAGCCACGACGCCCGCCCGTCCAGAATAGTCAAGTCGTGCGCCATTACGTCAGCACAGACACTACGGCGTCATTGGTCGAATTGACCATATCCGTCGTGCTATCCGGGCTATCCGCTAAACGCGACAACGTCCCCAACGCCGAATGCGTAATGTCGTCATTCGTCGCCGTCGCCGTCGTCACCGTCAGCCGCAGATAACGCTTGCGCGCACGGAGATCGACTTCGTAGCGAACTAGATGCGCCGTCGCCAAGCTCTCGACACGATTCGCTGTGATCGTCACGTGATTCGTGACCACTGTGTCGTCGGATTCCAGCAACGAAATAGTTGGTCCCACGGCGTTGGTGTTAAGCCGCGCCCCGAAGTTGAGCGTCACCGTCGCCCAATCCGAGCCGAGCGTATCGAAACTTGCCGACGCTGTCGCGGTGTTCGTCTGCGCCCGCGAAGCAATCAACTGAAAATCTTTTTCCTTCATCGTCTGAATCATTCATCTACTCCTTATGACGCGGCGGTAATCAAACCGACCACTGGACCAGGCACCCGCAAAGCGGCGGTTGCACTCGCGTTCCCCACGTCATGTACGTTGATGTCGAATCGCTCCGTACCGCGAACCGCCATGCAATCGGCGGCAAAGGTATTGAGCGAACCGATTGTGGCGTGCTCGCTGAACGACACCGTCGTCATGCGGCGGTCGCCGAAGTCGGCGGCCAGCGTCAGATCGCCCAACAAAGCGCAAATCTGTGATACGGCGGTGACTTTCGGCATGACCTGAGAGACGACAACTTCGTAACCCAGGAAACTATGGCGCGGCTGGCCTTCCAGCATCGCCATTGTCATCCCACCCGCTGCAATCATGAGGTTTTCCATCACCGAACCCCAGAACGTCTTGTGGACGAACCACTTTGCGTTCGGGGTGTCGGCGTATTGCGGGAGCAAGCCTACGACGTTGGCAAAGTCGGCTAGGACGATTTCGCCCCAGGTGTCTTTGCCGCTGGTCGATGAGCCGCCAGCAGAATACAGGCCGGCAATGTTGGCGACCGTCCCGCTCAGGTTCGCCAACGCGGATCGTGCGCCGACGATACCGCCATAGGTCGATGTTCCGTCGCCGTTGAATCCGCACTCGTCCTCTTTGTTGGCGAATGCATAGGCGATTTCGCCGCTGAGGTCGTCGCCGATGTTTATCACGGCGTCTTCATTCAACTCCGAAGTGACCGTGCTCAACGTCATGATCTTCTTGGGCGTCAGCGTTACCTGATCCCAGGTTTTCGTAGACTCGGTTCCGGCCACGCCTTCGCCGACGAAATACGCCGTCAAGCCGCCCGTGCGGCGCATACGCATCAAATGATCCGTACTCATCGGAATTACTTTGGCGTATCGCCGAAAAACTCCGAACGTCTCGCGCAGGTCGATGAGGTCGCGGTTCAATTCATCCGGTACGAGGTATCCCCCGCTCGGATTCACGTTTTCCTGGTGGAGGAAATAATCGCCATCGGCGGATTCACGATCAGCAATCAGTGCCATTCCGTTGTCACGGCACCAGCGCATCGGACCAGATTTACCCATGCACGCGAGGTAATACATCCCCGCGCGGTAGGCCCGCTTGCCGTGATCCTCACCGAATTTCGCTCGCGTGAAGTGTTTGAGAGAACCATACCGAGGCGTGGTTGCGAATACTTTCGGCTTGTCCTCGGTTGCCGAACCCACCGGCGGCGGGATCGTCTGCCGACCTTGCGACCGGCTAAACCGATCCGCACGCTCTACGCGGGCGATACGCTCATCGAGAGCTTCAATCTCACCGGACAATGAATCGAAAGAGGTTTTTTCCTCAGCCGTCATATCCCGATTGGCGGTTTCAGCCGCCTCTAGGAGTTTCCTTGCGTCGTTGGCTTTCGCAAGCCGCACGTCGGCAAGTTCCTTGAATGTTGGCATTTCTGTTTTCTCCGCGTGTCGAGACGTGAAACGAAAAAACGAGGCACGCCGCCGACACGGACAATGTTTCGTCCGAACCGAGCAGCCGTACACCTCGTCCTAACGCGGAGCTTAGCTTGCTGTTGCGACTTTCAACCGGATACGCCCTGGCGTCCATGACCCCTGCGGGCCGTTGAGACGGTCGCCGATATTCACTTTCTACCTACAATCTATACCACTCTGCGCCGCTTGTCAACCGACTATTTTCCGACGCGGGCATCGGGCTTTACCGTTTTCGATTGTCCTGGCCTCGGCCTCTCGCTTCCGAATGATCGGCTCTATTGGTTCCGACTGCTCGAATCGCTGTCGTTTTGCCTCCCATGCCGCTAGGCCCAGGTCATGCTTCATCATCATATCACACAACGCTCGCGGCGACGTTGCGGCTTTCCAGCCGAGCACCCGTTGTGCCTTGCGCGGGTCGCCCTGAAGCTGCGGCACTTCGGTAGGCCGCAGGTACTTGGAGTCAATCTCGACGTGCTCTTGCCATTGCTTGTCGATGTAAGTGAATGCCAACGCGAGCCACGCGGACACCGCGATGCTATGACCCGTTGCGACAACGAAATCATCCGGCGTTTCATGTTGCATGATTCGCCAAATGGCTTCCGCGTAGTCGCCCGCGTAGCCCCAGTCGCGTTTGGCATCAAGGTTTCCGAGATAGAGCTTCGATTGCAGGCCATGGTAAATTCTCGACGCCGCTCGCGTGATTTTCCGAGTCACGAAGGTTTCGCCCCGTCGCGGCGATTCGTGGTTGAACAGAATGCCGTTGCAGGCGAATAGCCCATAGGCTTCTCGGTAGTTCACCGTTTGATGGTACGCATACACTTTCGCGCAGGCGTACGGGCTTCGCGGGCGGAATGGTGTCGTCTCACTTTGCGGCGGTGGCGAGTCGCCGAACATTTCGGAACTGGACGCCTGATAGAATCGGACTTCCTTGTGCGTCGTGTCCCGATAGTCCCGCACGGCTTCCAGTATGTGCAAGCAGCCCATTGCTACCGTTTCGACCGAGTATACCGGCTGATCGAAGCTCACCTTGACGTGGCTCTGCGCCGCGAGGTTGTAGACTTCATCGGGCTGACACTTACCGACGATGGTTCGCAGACTCAGCGGATCGAGCAAGTCGCCGTAGTGGAGATGCAGCTTGTCAAAAATGTGGTCGATGCGTTCGGTATTGAAGCTGGATGATCGACGGATAATACCGTGGACTTCGTAGCCTTTGCTCAAAAGAAGTTCGGCGAGATAGCTACCCGTTTGGCCGGTAATTCCGGTTATCAGGGCAATGCGGCGGTCCATAGCTTTAGACTACGAACCGCCGCGAATGGTGTCAACCGGAAGCCCAACCACATGCCGCGCCCTGCCACGCCGCGCCGAGCCCTGCCAAGCCTAGCCCTGCCTCGCCGGGCCGAGCCACGCCCCGTCGGGACTGCCCTACCACGCCACGCCATGCCAAGCCTAGCCCTGCCTCGCCGGGCCGTGCCAAGCCTAGCCCCGCCCCGACTGCCAACCACTACACCTTGACCAACTCAGAATCCAACTCGTCGATCGCCGTCCAAACCCTGTTGAACTCCAACAAATTACGGTAATTGTCCCGAACCTGCAAAAGTTTGTTAAGGCAAGCCTCGATAATCCGCCGTCGAGTATCAGGATCATCCATTGCGACTTCGATGGGCTGATAGATACGATCCCGCTGGTTTTC